GGCTGGACCCGTGGCATGCAGCAAGCCGCGCCAACGGCCGCGCCCCCCACGCTGCGCCCGCAGACCCCGGCCTGGCGGGGGCTCACGGACCTGATGCAAGGTCGCATGACGCACCTGGTTGAAAGCACCGCCCAGGCCATGCGCGAGGCCGTTTCCCACACGATCACGCAGACGCCCGCGCAAATGGCCGAGGCGGTGACGGCGGCCATGCAGCCGGTGCTCAGGCGCGCGGACGTGTTGGCTGAGACGAGCATTGTCGAAGCCCACGCCACGGGGACGCTGGACGCACTGCAACTGGCTGGGATTACTGCCGTGACCATTACCCCTGAACGGGTAAGGTATGTGACCGCGGGCGATGCCCGGGTCTGTTCGCGTTGTGCGCCATGGGCAGGCCGCATTCTCCCCATTGCCCAGGCTCGCGGCTTACTGCCGCAACACCCGCGCTGCCGATGCGCGTTCTTGCCGGTGACCAATCGCTCAGGAGGACGAGCTGCATGAGCCTTGTGACCTTCCGTGTTGCTCCCAACGGGCGCATCCATACTGCTACCTATCAAGGCCAGCCGCATCTCGTGGTCCCTGTCGTGGCCCTGGTGGCTGGCGTGGTCAACGGGATCCTGGCTCCTGCCGAGGCGATTCAGGCCAGTCTCCCGCAGTGGAACGGCGTCCCGCTGGTGGTGAACCATCCCACCGATGGCACCGGCCTGCACATTAGCGCCAACGAGTCCCCTGTGGTGGCGGAGGCCGTGATTGGCCGCCTGTGGAACTGTACCTGTCAGCAGGGCCGGCTGCGGGGGGAATTGTGGCTCAACCTCCCGCTGGCGCAGACGATGGGGGAGGACGTGCAGGCCGCCGTGGCCAGGCTCCAGGCCGGGCAACCGCTCGAAGTGTCGACCGGCTTCTTTGCTCCCACCGTGAATCAGGCCGGCACCTACCAGGGCCGGCAGTACAGCGGCATCTACACCGACATCCGCCCCGATCACCTGGCGCTGCTGCCGCATGACCTGGGGGCGTGCTCCTGGGAGGACGGCTGCGGCGCGCCACGCGTCCACCGCTCGGATGTCGATATCCGCCAGGCCATTTATGACCAGTTGGCGCAGGAGCAAGGCACGCTTAGCACGCCCACGTTTATTCAGTTCCTCGACCTCGACGAACGCGCCTTCGTCTATCGCCTGGGGGAACGCACCCTGATGCGGCGCTATACCCTGGCCGACACCGGCTTGCTCACGCTCGCTGCGGAGGTGCAGCCGGTGCAGTTCGATACGCGGCTGATTCCGGCCGGAGAGCCCCTGGCTCCAGGCGATCTGCCGCCCTCGTCCACCGACATGGGGGCTTTTGCAGCCCACACAGGAGGCACCATGCTCAAAACCGATGCCCGCATTACGGCGCTGATCCAGCAGTGCAAATGCGAGGACAGTGACGCCACCCGCACGGCGCTCGCCGCCTTGCCGGAGGCGATGGTGGTCGCGCTGACGACTCCTGATCCCAGACCGGAGCCCGAACCGGAACCCGACCCGGAGCCGGAGCCTACCCCTGCGGCGCCGCAGACGCTTGAAGCCGTGCTCGGAATGATTACGGATCGCGACTTGCAAGAGACCATTAGCCAGGGCGTGGCGACGCTCAAAACGCAGAAGGCGGCACTCATCAAAACGCTCACGGACAGTCAGTGTCCGTTCCCTGTCACGCACTTGCAGGCGCAACCGCTCACGGTGCTCGAAGGCTACCGCGCCATGATGGGGCTCACGCCGGCTGGTCCGGTATCGTATCTCGGCCAGGGCGCCGCGCAACCCGTGACGGCCGGCGATGACCTCGCCGCCTGGCTGCCAGAAACCGTGTTACAGCGCACCGCACGCTAGAGAGGAGGTTTTCGTGGCTGATAATGAAATGATAGCCCGGTGGGGAAATATTGGCACGTACAACGCCATCGCGGCCGGCGCCATTACGCCGGGCGATTTGATCGAGGTGATTGCCACCGCTGGCGCGACCAATGGCCAGGTGCAGGCCCATGCCACAGCCGGCGGCCGGGCGGCGCCGCTGTTTGCGAACTTTAACAGCCCGTATGGTGGCGGCAAGGGCGATGCCTATGCGGCCAATGACAGTGTGATCGTGCTCGTCCCGTCGCCTGGCGCCCTGATCATGGCGCGCTGTGCCACTGGCGTGCTCATTACCAAGGGCACCGTGCTCGAATCGGCGGGCGGCGGACTGCTGAAAGCCCTGGGGACCGGCGTGCCGATTGCGGAAGCCATGGAAGCCGAAAACACCACCGGCGAGCCGACGCCCGGACGCCTGCTCGTCCGCATCCTCGCGCAGTGAAGGAGACAGACCATGCCGATTGCGGTTGAACCCGTAGCCACCGGCGGGCGCTGGTGGGATTTAAGCCCGCGTGGCGTGGCGCAGATGCGGCACAACGCGGCGCAGCTCCACACGCATGCCACGCTCTTGCCGGAGCAGTGGAAAGATTTAGACACCACCTTGATCACGATTGCCGAGCAGTACATGGGCGGGGTGCTTGATCTCACCTCGCGCGGGCTCACGTATACCATCCCGTCCCTGGGGATTGCCGCCGCGCAGTACAACTCGGTCGGGCGGATGGACGCCGCGGTGCGCGATATGCGCGCCTCAGCGATGGGACAACAACAGCGCCTGGCGGTCAATCCGCATCTGGTGCCGTTGCCTTTCTGCTATGCCGACTATGAGTTTGACATTACCGAGCTGGAAGGCTCACAACGCCTCGGGCTGGGGCTCGACACCGCCCATGCCACGGAAGCCATGCGCAGCGTCACGGAGTCTTTTGAGGACATCTTGTTTAACGGCACCACCGTGGGCGCACGCGCTGGCAGTGTGGTGTACGGCTACCGCACGCATCCGCAGCGCAAAACCGGCAGCGGCACGTCCTGGGGCACGCCGACGAACATTCACCCCACGGTGCTGGCCATGTTCACGGACATGTTGGCACGCAAGCGCCTGGGGCCGTACGGCCTGTACCTGAATATCCAGCAATACGGCGAGCTGCACGCGGACAAGGGCGTCGATACGAACTGGAACTATCTGAAATGGATCCAGGAGTCGTTCCCCACCATCGTGAGCATTAAACCCTCGTTCGCGGTGCCGGATGGCGAGGTGATCCTGGCCGAGCTCACCAGCCGGACGGTCGACCTGGCGGTGAAGATGGCCCCAACGAATATTCCCTGGGAGGCCATGGGGGGGCTGTCGCAGCATGTGCGGGTGATTGGCTCGATGACGCCGCGTATTAAAGTCGATGAAGAGAGTTTTGTCGGCGTAATACATTACACGGGGATTTGATTATGGCCAGATTCCGCATCAACACAGCTTTGACCCGCATGCAGCTCGTGACTGGGGCTGACCCGGCGCACCCGCGCTATGAACGGGTGGACTACCCGGCGGGCAGCGTGGTGGAGCCCACCAATGCCGAGTTTTCTGCCTTCCAGGATGTGCTGGAGCGGGTGGAGGACAGTACGCCGCTGACCGAGGTGGGCGCGGCCGCTCCCCAGGCCGACCCCAACGCGCCCTATGATCCCGACGCGGTGGCGGCTGCGCCCGTGGCCCCGACCCCTCCGGCGGTGGAGGAGAGCGCCAGCGCGGAAAGCGCCACCTCACGGCGGCGCTAGCGATGGCCATTACCGACGCGCAAGTACGTAAGGTCATCAAGACGAGTATGGCGGACATTTCGGCGCAGATCGCCACCGCCGACACCTTGTTACAGGCGGCGTTTGCCCAGGCTGCCTTGCCGCTGCCGCCTGCAACGCTGTATGACACCATTGGCACCTGGCTGGCGGCGCATTACGTGGCGGTCACGGATGTGCGGCTCGATAGCACCAGGCGCAGCCAGTACAGCAGTGACTATGTGGAGAACGAGTTGGGCATGGGCCTGCTCGGCACGATCTGGGGCCAGCAAGCCTGTGTGCTCGATACGACGGGCACGCTGGCCAGGATGGACCCGACGGCGGAAATGGCCAAAGGCGAAGGGACTGTGGACCAGGCGGCTATCATGGACTTTCTCTAGGAGTATGCCGTGGCCGCTGTGGTGCCGAGTCGTCGCGAGTTGATCTTTCGCCGCGTGCTGACGGCCTTGCAGAGTGTGACCGTGGCCAACGGCTTCGAGTGTACTTTGGCTTACGTGAGGCGTGGTGACGCGGACCCGTTGGCGCTGCCGGCCTTTCCAGCGGCACTCATTTTGCCGGTGAGTGACGAGCCGGACAGTGGCCCCACGTCGGTGAACCGGCATCGGCTGCTGTTTGCCGTACGGGTCTGGGTGCGTGAAGTGACGGAGTATGCCGAAGGGCCATATCCGCTCGAACCGACAGGCGATCCGCCGAGCACCATCCATCAGCAGTTAGAAACCGTACTCACGGCGGTAGCTCGAGCCATGATGCGCGATCCCGTCTGGGGCGGCCTGGCGATGCATACGGACGAGAGGCGGGTGCAGTATTTGCTGCTCGATACGTCCTACGCCGAATGTGGCGCAGACATCGAATATGCGGTGGACTATCGTACCAGCGTGGAGGACGTCACCGTGCCGCCGGCCGTGCTCGCCATGACGGCCACGCCTTCGGAGCGTTTATGCTGACCATCACGCCTCCTGATCTCACCAGCCTGCTCACCGGGCTGCGGCAGTGGCGTACGCAGCTCCGGCCGCGTATTACGCAGACCGTGCAGACGACGGCCGATGAGGCGGTGGACTGGGCCAGGACGCAGCGCCTGTCGGGACCACGTCCACAGGTGTTGCAGGCACGCACCGGGCAACTCCGCAGCTCGTTTCGGGCGACGGTGCAGCAACGTGGGGCCACGACCGAGGCGCATGTCGGGTTTCTCGCGCCCGAAGCGCCCTTCTGGGCCATTGTGCACGAAGAGGGGCGTATGGGGGCCAACGCCATTCGTCCGCGTCATGCCCGCTTTCTCACCATCCCGCTGGGGGGCACGACCGGCAGAGCGCGAGATTATTCGAGCACGTTCGTGAGAGGCCGGGTGATTTATCAGCGCACGGCCGGAGGCGACCGCCCGCTCTTTCTGCTGGTTGGCCAGGTGGAAATCCCCCCCCGTCCAGTGGTGGGGCCAACGTTTACCCGGTATGCGCCGCTGCTCCTGCAACGGCTGGCAGAGATGCTACGTACTTCGTAAGGAGGAGTGAATGCGCCAATACAATATGGCCTGGCAACAAGTAGTAGAGTTGTTGAATCAAATGAGTGTCGTGGTTGGTGACGGGACGCCATACAGTTGGTCCATTAGTGCTGACCAGCAATGGCTTCAAGTGTTTCTCGTGGATGACCCACTCGTGGCGGATATCCTGCAGGTCACCGTCGACCTGGCCCCGGTCATCCCCGATACACCACTGCCGGCTCCGAGTGCCCTAACGCTCACGTCCATCGAACCCACCACGGCCGCGATTGGCGATCCCGACTTCATGCTGATCGCGACCGGCGAGCAGTTCAACCCGACGACGCAGCTCCTCATCAATGGCGTGGCCGTGGAGACAATCCCCGTCAGCGCGGTGGAACTGGCAACCGTCGTTGACCCTGACCTCGCCCCCGGCTTTGGCGCCTTGCCCGTGCAGGTGCAGGATGGCACCACCATTGCCCCGCCCAGTCCCAGCAGCATTACGCTGACCATTACCTCCAGTACCAAAGTCACCAGCGCCACGGCGGGCACGCCCGGAGCCTGGGCGCCTGTCGGCAACACGCTGCCGGCCAACTTTGCGGCCCTCGATGCCGCGGTGCCGGCCATTACCGCGGCGCCCGCTACCGCCTGGGTGGCGGGGCAGTATGTGGTTTTGGGCGATCTGAGCGAGGCGTCCTGGAACGGCACGGATTGGGTCGTAGGCCGGGCAGTGGCGACGGTTCTCATGGCCGCCGCAGCGCCAACCGCTCCTCCGCCGCCTGCTGAGGAGCCCGCCCCAGAGGAGGCCCCGGTATGACCATCGCCCGGCATTTAGTCGATCGGCTCGATTTTAGCCTGTTCATGAGGGAACCCATCTACGGCGGTGGGGTAGCGATGACCCCGGCAGCAGCATGTCAAATGTCCGATTATTCGGATGATTCGCCCCATATCCAATGGGACGATATGGTGCAGCGGAATGACGACGTGTTAACCGGCCGTGAATTTCCGACGCACGCCGAGATTGCGCGCCAATCCATGACCATGACTTACACAGAACCCCGTTGTAAGCCAAACACCATTGCCGGCCTCCTGGGCCTGGCCATGGGCGGCATTCCCGTGGCGACGAAGGACCCGAACGCGCCGGTCTATCGCCAGGCGCTGACCATGGGCGGGGCCACGAGCCTGCCGTCGATTTCGGTGCGTGCCATGTATGACCGCCCCACGTATGACGTGCCCAGCAAGAGCGGCACCATCTTCAACTATGCCGGCGTGAAAGTGTCGACGATCACGCTGTCCAACAACGGCGCCTACTGGCAGTTGGCCGCAACGCTCATGGGCTCCGGCAAGCGCACGCCGGTTGGCGTCCCCAAGCCACCGCTGCCCGCCGTCGTGGAGGAGCCCTGGCTGCGTTGGGGCGACACGAAGATCTATCTCAGGCCGCTGAAGGCCGGCACGTTGACCATCCCGAAAGCGCCGGCACAGCGTAGCGTCAACCTGGTGGGCGGGACGCCCGTTAGCACGAATATCGACCTCTCCTGCTGGACGCGAAGTATCTCGATCACGCTCAACAATAACTTTGCCACGGATGCCGGGTATCGTGCCTGCTCGGGCATGTTCCGCGAGAACTTGCATAGTACCAGACGCGAAATAACCGGCGAACTCACTTTTGACGTGGATAATAGCTTTGAGCGGCAGGCCTTGCTGACGTATTTGAACCAGTACAACATGGGGCTGGAGATTGACTGCGCCGCGGCCACCCCCATCACCCCCACCAGCACCATGCGCTATGGCTTTTCGCTCCTCATCCCGGCAGCCCGACTCAGCCAGGTGACGCGCGGAGAGCAAGATACTCTTGAGAACCTCACCTTTTCTTTTACCGCGTTAGATGATCGCGTCAATGCGCCGCTTTTTGCGTGGACCTACGGGAGAAGGAGTCGTTATCTTGGGGCATAAAATCATGAACTTGTGGGGCTATTATGCCTGACGCCACGACCAACGGTACACACCCGCCACTCTACGCCTCGGTGCACGACTTTCGCCGGCGCGTGCTCACCACCACGACGCTACCGAGTGGCCTCACCGTGCAGATTCGCTTTGTGCAGAACATTGACCTGCTCAGCGCCTGGGATCTGCCGATGCCGAGCAGCGCGGAGAAGCCAGACGATGCGCCGCCGATCCGCGAGGAGATGCAGCGCGGCGTCGTGTGGCGCGATATGGCCATTGTAGCGGGGTGCGTGCAGCCGCGCTTTGTGGCGCGGGGTGAGGGCACGGATGAGGCGGTGGGGTTGGAGGAACTGTCCAACAGCGATTACCTGGCGCTATCGCAGGCCATCTTAGCGCATTCCGGCCTGGCTCCTGAGGTAGCCGAGAGAGTTGAGGCGTTTCGCCAAGACGCAGAGCGCCCGGCTGATAGCACAGATCGCGGCGAAATACGGGGTACTCCCGCACGTAGTCCTGCAGACGACGCCAGCGCAACTGTATCTGGATCTCCTGATCGCGACGATCAACACGACCGAGGAGACACGGGAGCAGTCCCCCCCACCGCAGGAACGGACGGCGGACCAGCCGAGCCTTCTGGCACAATTTGAGGCCGTGTTAGGCACGGGGAACGGGGAAGACGAGGTGCGTCATCCATGACACAGTGGGCGGGATTAGCGCAGCAGGGCGACGAGACTAAGGACGAGGGCTACGCCAGCGGTGAGCCAGGTTAGCAGCAGCGCGGTATGTCCTCCCGGCGCTTCGAGACGTTCCAGGCGGCCCTCAAGCTGCACCAGGCGGCCATCGAGGTGGTTGAGCCGCATGTCGATCTGGTTGAGCCGGGTGTCAAGCTGTTCGAGACGGGTGTCGACGCGGGCAAAACCGTGCCGCATCTCCGTGTGCAGGGCGTCCAGACGGCGGTCAAAAGCATCAAAACGGCGGTCCATGTGCGCCACGAAGGCTTGCAGGGCGGTGGCGGTCGCAGGGTCGAAGGGTTCCATGAGCGAAGCGGCCTTTCTTACTTGTTAGTGAACCAGTAACACCAGACGAAAACATTGACCCACATGAACACGACGAGCAGTCCGCAGGCTACGGGAATGATCCAGGTATGCGGCATTACGAGCCAGGCCAGGAGGAAGCCGCCCATCAAGAGCGCCGCGAGCGTGGCCCAGAGGAATGCGCGCCACAGGGTCATGTGCGGGGACCTTTCTTCGCGGGACGTGTGAATGGCTTCGCCGGAGGCGAAGCGGAGGCGTCGCGGACTGTCACTGGGTCGCCCCTCCACGTGGTGATGGTGATCGCCGATTGGGCAATGGTCTTTTGCCATGGCGTGATGATCTGAAAAGCCGAATGGTGACCTGGATACAGTGTCGTCAGCGTCACCATGGCGCTATCCGAGGTGACGAATGTCCCGGTGGCCGTGTAATAACTCACATGAGCCTGCAGGTTCTGGAGGGAATCAAGGCCATCGTTGCGGATTTCCCCATCGCATTGGAGATACCATTGGCTCAATTGCCGACAGGTGTGGGCTAGGAGCGTGACGCGTGGGGCTGTACGGCTACTGGCTGCACTGGCCTGGGTGTCCATGCGGGACGCCGCGGTGAAGAGGAGGACGAGGTAGAACAGCAGTCCTCCGAGGATACACACGGTTCCGATCAGGCGGATAATAAGGCCGAAGCGATAGAAGAACGTTTCAAGCGCGTGCATGGCTGCCGTCTTTCCTGTGTGGATCGTCCTGCTGCACCCGAGACCACTCCTTCGTGAGCAGGCGGGCAAGCACGGCGTATTGTTTTTCTCCCGTCTGCGCGGCGACGAGCCGCAACAGGCGTAAGGTCTCGGTAGCAATCTTAATGGTATGGCGTGTCGTGTCGTCCATGATGTGTCCTCCTTGGACAAATTGTACTCAATGGACGTATCGACAGGACACGGAAAAACCTTGAGCCTCTCCTGAAAGTTTTTTTGTCATGGCTGATCGCTCGCTAGAAATCCTCATCAAAGTCAACGACCAGGCTACCGCCTCGCTTGCCAAGCTCGAAGCGCAGCTGGCGGCGTTTGGGCGGTCGGTAGCGCACACCGGCCAGCAGGCGCAAGCCGCCGTCGCCACGGTGGGGCCGGGGGCGCGGCAGATGGCCGGGGGGCCAACGGCGCAGGACCTGCAGGCGCTGACGGCCGCGCACGCCCGCATGCTGCAGATCGAAGAGCATGCCCATCAGTCCCGCCTCCAGGCCAGCCGGCAGGCGCACCAGCGGCAGCTGCAGGCTGACCGGCAGGCGTATCAGGACCGCACCCGTCTGGCGCAGCAAGCGGCCAGGGAGCGCGCCAGGGCCGAGCAGGAGGCCGAGCGCCAGGCGAGGCGCAGTGACATCGGCTACGGCTTCCAGACTGGCGGGGTGCTCGGGGCGGCTCGTGCTGGGGCCACCGCCATTGGTGGAGCCCTCGGCATCAGTGCCGGGGCGGTGGCTGGTCTCGCCGCCGTCGGCACGACGCTGGCGGTCATTGCCACCAACGCGGCGCAGACGGCCACGCAGATGATCAACTTGCAGAATCGCTTGGTGGCCGTCACGGGCTCCACGGCAGCGGGCGCCACCGAGTTTCGCCGCGTCAGTCAGCTGGCCAACCGCCTCGGGGTGGACATCACCACCCTGGGGACGTCGTATGCCCGCTTTACCGCGGCCACTCGGGGTACGACCCTGGAAGGCGAGAAATCCCGTCAGGTGTTTGAGTCCATCACCCAGGCGTCGGTGCGCATGGGGCTCTCCCAGGAACAAACGGGCCGGGCCTTTACGGCCCTCGAACAGATCATTTCCAAAGGCACGCTCAGTTCGGAAGAGTTGCGCGGGCAACTGGCGGAGGCGATTCCGGGGGCCACCGCGATCATGGCCCGCGCGCTGGGCGTGTCCACGGAACGCCTGCAAGACATGATGCAGAAGGGTCTCATTCCAGGGGCGGAGGCGGTGGCAAAATTTGCCGGGCAATTGCGCAACGAAGCGGGGCCAACAATTGAACGGATCGGGGTAGGAGCCACCCGCCTGGGCAATGTGATGAAGGAGGTCGCGACCATCGTGGGCGGGCCGTTTGCGCGCGCCTGGGATACGGCGGCGAATAGTCTGGCAGGGTTTATCTCGCGGATGTTTGGCGTCGGCACGGCCATTGATGACGTGAACAAAAAAATCCGTGAGCAGACCGGGGCCAGTATCAAGGAACTGGAGCGCCTGACCGCGGTCGAGCGCGAAGCCTTACGGGTGGCCGGGCTGCCAGATCCACGGCGTCCTCGCGATGCGACACAAACGCGAGCGGCACAACTGGAGGTGCTCCGCCGGGCCAATCAGCGGGCGATTGAACAGGAAGCCGAAGTGGCGCGGTTTGGACGCGGCGTGGCCGAGGATGATCGTGCCAAAAGAGCCGCCGCGGCCCAAATGGTGCTGCAGGAGTCCTTCCAGAAAACGCAGGCGCAGCAGGAGAAACACTTCGCCACTCTCGCCAAGATCATGGACGAGGAGGAGCTGCTTACCGCGAAAATCGCCGCGCAAAAAAAGACCTATGATGACCTGCTGGAGAGCCTCAGGATTCTCACCGATGCGGAGACCGCCCAGCGCGACACCCTGATCCAGCAGGCCACCGTGGTGGATAAACAGATCGACACCAATGAGAAACGGCTGCAACAGATGCGGCAGTCCAGGCAGGAGGACGCAGCGGCGGTCGAAAAGGCGCAGCAAGACGCCAGGGACGCCATCCAACGCGACCTCGATGCCCGCCAACGCTTAGAAGCGCGCAATCTGCAGCTTAAATCTGGCGACGAGGCGATGCGGAACTTTCAGGACACCCGCGCCGCCATGAGCGAGGAGGAACGCAACGCGGCCAATGCCCACCTGCGGAGTGCCGCGGCCATTGCCAGGGAAAACGAGGTGCTCCGGGCGCAGAAGCAAGAGCTGGAGGACGTGAAAAAGCTGCGCGACTTGATCAAGCGCACCAGTATGGCGGGGGAGGAGCGACGGCCCTTTCAGGACGCCAGGCCCTTTGGAGAACGCGAGCGGTCCGAGATTGATGCCCTCAATCAGCTCATGGAGAGCGATCCACAAGCTTACATCGACAGCGTGATGCGGGGGTTACGCGGCAGTGGATTTACGGCCGGCCTGGCCGATGTCCCCACCGCCTACGATCAGGCCATGCAGGAGATGATCCGCGCCACCAGTCCCTTTGACGCCAAGCTCCGCGAGACCATGATGACGCTGCAAACGACCATGCCAGAAGCTTTTGACGCCATGCAGCAGCAGTATGCCGAGAAGTTTGGGATGATCTTACAGATCACTGACGACTGGAAGCGCCAATTGCTCAGCCTGGGCGATAACCTGATTGCCACCTTCGGGGACACGTTCACTGCGGTGCTCAACAACACGGACGGGGCCCTGCATGACCTCATGGGGACGATGGAAAACCTCGGGAAAAGCCTTATCAAGCTGTTTGGGGAAGAAATCATTCAGTTTGGACTGACACCGTTGCGGGCGGGCCTGCAACAACTTGCCAAGGATTTAGCCCGCAATGAGACGATTCAGAAGCTGGTCGGCCTGATCGGAAACGTTCTCGGCTTCGGCCTGGGGGCGGTGGGCGTTCCCGCTGGAGGCGTGAGTGGGACGGGCTCCGGTGCCACGTATGGCCCGCTTGGCGTGGCCCATGGGGGCATCTTTGGCTCCGTGCCAGGGGCGCAGTACGGCGGCCTGTATGCTTCCCCCAGTCTGCGCCTGCTCGGGGAAGCCACTCCCGAAGCCGTGGTGCCCTTGACCGAGGCAGGCATTGCCAGGTTCACCCGTGGACTGGCAAGGGGGGCAGGAGCGGGCGAGACACGCCAGGCCAGCCGCAGCCCCGAGCAGCGCTGGCAGAGCACGGTGGACGCGCTGGCGAAACGACCCGTGGTGCTCGAAGTGACGATCAACGGCATGATCGATCCTGCCAAGATGGGATTGCAGCCTGACCAGGTGGTGCAGATAGTTGGTGAAAACATACAAAATGATAAGATATTGAGGCGTATTATAGTTCGCAATACGCAACGCTAAGAGGTGCCGGGTGCAGGTACGGATTATTGACGGCGATCTGGAACAGACCCTGGCCACGGTGGACACCCTGGCTCGGGCTGCCGAAGGGCCGATCTACAAGCCCGGGCGTGGGGAGCAGATTGTGGTGTTCGACCCGCTGACCGGAGTGGAGCGCCTGTACTACGTGGACCAGGTGACGCACCGCTATGGCGTGATGGCCGGACGGCTGGACCTCACCGGCATCGAGGTGCGCGTGCGCTTGCTGCGGCCTTCGGAGCGCACCCCGAATCCCCTGGGGGAGGTGTAGGCCGTGGCCGAGCCGTTAGGGCTTCGTCTTTTTCTTTCTTGGGGCCGCGATGGTCAGCAGCAAGGGCTGCACAGGTTTCAGCGGCGGGCCGGTGCGTTTCTTCGCGTTACAAGAAAGGCAACAGGGGACGATATTGTGCAGGGTATGTGGTCCATGTTTGGTTACGGGAGTGATGTGATCTTGCGTCAAGCGTTGCATCTTCCGGCCACAATACACACAGCGATGGTCATACTGTTCTTTAATTTCTTTCCATTGTGCCGCAGTCAAATCGTTGACAGGAGCCCCTCTACGACGGGCATATTGTCCTTTACTATACTCACGGAAACGCTCTGGATTGCTCGCATAAGCTTTCTTCCGACGCTGTCTCGCCAATTGGCGGGATTTTTCTAGATCTTGTGCGTAACGTTCACGCTGTTTTGCCAATATGTGTTCGAGATTCCCTCGCCGCCAGCGTTCTTTGATAATGTGGACAGCTTCTGGATGTTCTTGACACCAGCGGGTGACTGTTGCTTGCTCTTTGACACGATTATTGCGGCGGCGTTCACGTCTTTTCTGGTTTTGCTCCTCACGATGCGCGGCAAAATATTGCCTGGATTGTTCTTTCTTTATTTCTTTATTCTTTTGATACTGCTTCCGATCCGCAGCTTGCTTCTTCGCGCGACCTTCTTCAGAAGTTAAAGCAGCTCGCATGCGCGTGAGAATACGTTCTTTATTGGCGAGATAATAGGCCCGGTTTTTTGCACGTTCTTCGTCAGACACTGGTGGCATGAATGATTCCCTTGTCTCTCAGGGTGTCTCAAGGAGGTGAGTGGCGTGGGAGTGAGACGACTCCCAGGGATGGCCATCCCTTTGCCACTCAATAGGAAGATACCATATGCAATATTATACCCTTATTATGCACACAAGGCATTATTATTTAAGGTCTTAATATGCCTCCGTTGTTGGTGCTAGACGACATCGCGTGTCCGAATTGGAGTGTTGTACGTGAGATGCTCGCGCCACAGCTCCAGGCCCCACTTGGAGCGGGGGCGATTCAGACCCGTAGACAATGGTCTCGTCCCTTATCGCGGTTTCGCTTGCGCTTTCAGATGCTCGATAAAGCTACCGCCACGGCGCTGTGGGCGTTCTATGCTTTCCACCAAAGTGACGTCGCGTTCCGCTTCTCTGGCCTGCAATACGGCGACTTTACCACCACGCCGCTGTTTGTCGGCTTTGGCGATGGGGCCACCAGGGACATTCTGCTCCCCAACCGCAATGTGAGCGTGGTGCAGGTGTACGTCGGCACCAAGGCGAGCCTGGGGGCGACGGTGCCAACGGGGGTGCTCAATAGTTCAGCAGGTAGCATCACCCTGGCGAGTCCTCCCGCCGCCAACACGTATATCCGTGCGGGCTACCGTTGTTGGTACAAAACGATCTTCTCAGCGGAGAACGAAGTGTTAGTGAGCGAAGAGTGGCGGTATACGCAGAGTTCTTACGTGGAAAGCGTCGTGCTCCAAGAGGTGCCGTACTAAGGAGGTTCCTATGCAGATCAGTGCTGACGGCACGACCGTCACGGCGAACGGGCAGACCTACCGGGTGGGAGCGCCTGCCCTGCCCGTGGCGCTTGAGGCGTGTCTGCCGCCCATTCCTGCGACCTGGCACGAGATTGCCTCCCCCATGCGTCAGATTGGCGTCGGGCGGGACTACAGCCGCGCCTATGTCTCTCCACAGGGGTTGATGGTCATCATCTCTGCCGCCGTGCAGCACGACAAGCAGCGCTGGCTGCACGTCAGCGTGTCGCACCGTGGGGGACGGTTGCCGAATTGGCGGGAGATGTGCGCCGTGAAAGACGCCTTCATCGGCACAGATCGCACGGCGTATCAGGTCCACCCGCATCAAGACAAGCATATATCGCTGCACGACAAGGTGCTCCACCTCTGGTGTTGCCTCGATGGGGCTGTAACGCCGGACTTCACCCGAGGCGGCGAGACGATCTAGGGGAGACTCGGCCATCTTAGCCTTCAGTAACAGTTACGTTGACCGCTTGAATAGAGCCTACGGGGCAGGCGTGTTCCTCAAAGCTGCGGTGATCGCGCACGCCAGCGGGACGGATTATTGGGTGGATTATGGCGAGCCGCTGACGTTTCAGGGGCATGTGTACGCACCGCTAACCATGGGATGGGACGGTGTAGAAGCGTCATCGACGATGCAACTCCCCGGCGTACGGGTGAGCGTTGACAACGTGCTGGGCAAGGCTGAGGCGTACGTGACCAACACGGAGATGCTCGGCAAAAACCTGACGCTGCAAATCCTCCACCGCGATCTCCTCCAGAACCCGTCTGACGTGTATCAGATCGCCTTGCAGGTGCAATCGCTCGAGGTGAGCACGGCCGCCGTGATCGTACACTGCGGGCTCAACCTGGGGTTACAAGATTTGTGGCCGCGTGGCATTATCACGAAGAGCGAGTTCCCGGCGAATATCGACTCGATCATGCGTACCACGATAGTATAGGTAAATCAATAGGTTATAGATGTTAACCACGCCACAGATCGACCACCTCGCACGCTTCGTCCAGATGCATCTGGGCCTGCCCTGGGTGGAGGACTGTTGGGAGCTGCACCGGGGCGCCTTCTGCTGGTCCTGGGTCTGGTGGTGTTATGATGCGATTGGTATCCGGCTTCCGAGAGACGTGCTGGCGGCTCGGCTTCTGTTTACCGTGGCTGCTGCGCCGGGTGCTCCTGGTGATGTGCTGCATTTCTGGCCAGCGGTCACGGCCAGAGACCATGTCGGGATCAAGCTGCGGCAGAACGCCTTCGCGGACTGTGACCGGGGCGTGGGCAGTGTGGCCATCCATGACCTGAGCCTTGACCCGTGGCGGGCTGGGCTGACGCGGGTGTTGCGCTATGTGGGGGCCCCATCGTAGTGACGACTCTCCAGCTAACCTACGGTCTAGCTAGAGCTTCTTGCAGCACGCATGAGACTACAACCTCTACGTTACGCTGCAAAGGCTCCGTCCGAGCCCCAGAACTTTTCTCAGCGGCCACTTGCGTAGCACACACTGAGAGCAGTTCAAATGTTTCTCTGCTTCATCGGTTCAACTTTTACCCGAGAGCCTGTCTCTCGGAACCCGGCAAAGCTGAAGTCTCAAAGAGCCGCACTGGCGACAGGAGGAGCGATTGAAGCTTCCACCTCATAAGCCAGCCGTATATAGAAAGTGTATCCAGATTCTTGGCCTGACGGCCAACCTTTCTTTCCCCTCCAGCCAACCTTCAGCATGGCTGGAGTACCCAGAAAGGAAGTTCTGATGGAGTTGACCTTCTACGGCTTCGATGAGCCGCGCACCATCCTCACCGCCAATCCAGCCCACAAGACGCTGGCACAGATTCTCGGTCGCTATGCCGGGGCCGTCGAGTGGTGCCGGCTGGACGGCCAGGACCTCGACGCCTGGCAGGACTATATCCCCCAGCCCCCAGACCACCTGACGCTCTGGATGCGTCCGGGGTGGAGCGTGCCGATCATCGCCGGCGGCGTCCTCACCTGGGGCATGCTGGCCACGCAGGTGGCCATCGCCGTGGTGTCGTTTGCGATTACGTATGGCCTCGGCTTGTTGCTCGCCAACCGGCAAGACCCGACGCAGCAGCAGCAGCCCGAGCAGACCTTTGGCGTCGCTGGACTCAGTAATACCATCGTGCTCGGCACGCCCAAATTCGTCGTCTATGGCGAACGCCGGGTCTTTGGCCACATCATCAGCACACAGGGCGGGGGCAGCGCCTACAGCGTGTTGTACTTTATGGGCGAGGGCGAGATTGCGGATCTCCGGGCGGTGGAGATTAACGAGATCCCCATTGCCGACTTCCCCAACACCTCCTACCTGTGGCGCAAGGGCACGAACCCGCAAGAGGTTTTAGCGTTATTTGAGCGCCCGATTCAGGTCTATAGCGACGGGCGCCAACTGCTGGAGCAGCAGCCGGTGGTGTACCAGGCGCATGGCGATGCGGTCGAGGAAATCACCCTCATGCTGTCGGTGCCCTACCTCCAACAGGTGCATATTGGCGGCGTGCAGCATAGCACCCGCGATCCGGGCTGGATGGATTTTCGGATCGAGCGCAAGCGGTTCACGGAGGGGCAGTGGACGAAGCTGTACTACGACAACACCGGGCGCGGCGGGGAGGAGGACGTGGGCGGTCCCCATGAGCCCTTCTTCCGGATCTATGCGAACCCTGGCACGGCACAGCAACGGTTTTTCTCGGCGCCGGTGCCCCTCCCCGCCCCAGACCGCTGGCAGGTGCGCGTCACCCTCATCAAGAATGCCCACAATGATGGGCAGCCGGCGGGCACACTCTACAATGTGCAGGAGGTGCGCCACCACAGTGGGGACCTGACCTATCCGCACAATGCCCTGCTGGCGATCTACGGCGTGGCCTCAGCGCAGATTCAATCGTTCGAGTCCATGAAGGTCTCGGCGCTGGTGAAAGGCCGGCTGGTGAAGACCTGGAACGGCGCCACCTCTCGCCGCGCCTACAGCAGAAACCGCGCCTGGATCGTGCGCGACATCCTCACCGATCCCCGGGTGGGGATGGGACACCGCATCCCCGAGGCGCTCTGGGATGATGCCGCCGCCCTCGCCGTGGCCACGTACTACAATGCCACCATCGACGGCGAGGCGCGCGATCTGTGTGACCTGGTGGCGAACCAGCGCCGGCCAGCCGTGGATTGGATCCGTGACCTGCTCACGGAAGGCAACGCCGCCGTGGCGCAGAGCAATGGGAAGCTGAAACTCCTGGTGGATAAGCCCCGGGCGCCGGTGACCGGCTACCTGGAGGGCAACGTGGTGCGTGAGACCGTGCTCTCCACACTGGGGTCGACCGGCACGCCACCGAACACGGTGCGCGGCGAGTTCCCGGATCGGGCGCAGAACTACCGCCTCTCCGTGATCGAGGTCACAGCCGCCGACATCGGCGCGGAATTACCGTCGGAGCAAACGGTGTCGCTCCAGACGGTCACGCGCCTGTCCGAGGCGACGCGCAAACTGGCCTACGCGCTCAAAAAGACGCGCCTGGTGCAGCGCCGCTTTACCTGGCAAAGCCCGCTGCTGGCCCTGCCGTCTGAGCCGTTTGACGTCGTCCGCCTGGGCTACCGCACGGCGCAGCACCTGCACGGCTGGGGCGGCTACCTGCAGGCGGGCACCACGGCACTCAACCTGGTGCTCGATCAAATGATTCCGCTGCAGGCGGGCGAAACCTATGAAGTGCTGATTCGGACCCTGGCCACCAATGACCCGTACATGGCGCGCACCTTCATTGCCACCGCCACCCGCGGGCAGGTGACCATTGCCGTCGCCCCGGCTAGCACGGGTGCCGCAGCCGGGCGACCTGTATCAGATTGGGATACTGGCGCAGGATATTGTCACCGTGCTGCTGGAGCACTCGGCCTTTGACAGCAGCAGTGATCTCTTTACCCTGTCGGGCTCGGAGTACCGGGCGGACGTGTATGACACCAGCGGCACCGGGGCCATCCCGAACAGCTTAAGCCTGTTTCGCGACTTCCCGGCGCTCTACTCCGAGGACGCGGCGCCGCGCTGGCATGCCACCTATGAGGCCGAGGATGCCGCCCTGCGCGAAGGCGAAACCGAGCCATGGCCGGGGGCGCAACTGTGGCGGTCGCTGGACCCAAGCGATGACGACTATGATCTGTCGTATCAAGGTGCCCCGTTGCCCCTGCGGGGTACCGCGGTCACGGTGTTACCTGCCGCCGCGCCCCAGACCACGGATCTGGTAGCCGAGGTGGAGGTCGCCGTGACCGGCGGGCGCCTGACGACGATTACCAGCCCGGAGCTGCAGATGGGCTTTAACTATTTGCTCATTGGTGGCGAACTGCTCAACGCCCGCGTGGCCATTGACCTGGGCGTAGTGGGAGGCTTCAGGCACTACCGCCTGCGTCATTTGCGCCGGGGCCGACGTGGCACGGAGCTGGCCGTCAGTACCCATGCTGCCGGAGAACCCGTCCTGTTGCTGGCAACCGGCGTATTTACGCAGGAAATGCCCTACAGCGAGCGCTACCGCACCAGACGGTGGAAAACCCCCACCATCGGGCAGGACGTCACCGAGGTGCCTTACAGCCCCTATGCGGTGCCCTCGCGCAACCTGGTGCCGTGGACGGTGGGCAGTGCCCGAGGGGTACGCCTCGCTGACGGCACCTGGATGCTGACGTGGTACGGGCGGGCACGCTTCTACGGGGAATGGCTTGGCGGCACGGAGTCTACCCCGGACTACGACTTCATCGACTATGAGCTGCGCATTTACCGCGATGCGAGCCGTGCTATTGTCGCGCATCTGGTGCACCAGGGGCAGACGGCGGATTACCAACTGGTGCAGCAGTATCAGTACACGCTGGCACAGCAGCAAGCGGATTTCGGCGCCGGGCAGGCGACGCTTTTTTGGGGAGTGGTGCAGAGGGGGATAGATGATACCAGCGAGGAAGTGCCACTGGTGTCGCAACAAGGAGAAGGAACCTAGTCTATATATTTCCACAGTTTACGGCGTACTATACACCATATATTGACCGAGCTAACCGCATACAATATTCCGAGTTGCTTGGTGGTATAGTGTCCAGTGGCATACAGTGTACGGATCTCTCTTACTTGCTCTGGAGTCAACTTGAAAGCGTGTTTCCCTCTGTGTTGCAGCAGACGTTCTGGCATAGGGACTTGCTTCCACGCGGCTCCAGATTGGATACGCAAGACCTGGGCTTCGGACAGTTGAAAGCGTTGCATAAGTTCTCTGAGCTTGACCTGTCCGTGCAAGTTTCGGATCTCTTGCACCGCCTCTTCGGTCATCTTTGCTGAGCCATTGTTGGTACCTTGAAGGATTTTCTGACGATTTTTGGCAATCTTGTCATCACTGTTGTCTTTATGCGTGCCAAGGAAGAGATGCAGTGGATTACAGCAGGCGGGAGTGTCACAGCGATGCAGAACGAGCTTTCCTGGAGGAATAGTGCCTCCTGCAAGCACAAACGCGATACGGTGCGCTCTCATCGTTGAGTACTTGCCATTGATAAGGAACTTCATCGTGCCATAGCCATGGGATCCTCCGCCTTGCCATAGCCAGCACGCATACGGTCCATTCGATTGATCAAGCTGTTTCAAGAAGTGCTCGACACGCTCGACAGGGGAAAGGTGGCGCGGCATGTTCAACCTCCTGATGGTGAGAAAGGTTCCTGAAGATGGCGTGTAGCAACCTTGTCAGGAGTCAAGGCTTTCATGGCTTCTGATCAGGAAGCCACTAGCTACACAAGCACTACATTATAACCATAAAAGACTGAAAAGACTAGTCTTTTATCGAAAGGTGGTGATCTCGGTTGCCTCCCGTTTCCGAATTTAGGTCTTGTGAGACTATGGATATAGGCAGCCTTTGAGGCTTGCCAAAGAAACGATCTTCAATGATGCGGTCCAGAACCTTTCCAGGGGCGTCTCCGGCTACCGGACGATCCCGGTGGGCGGCTTGACCACGCTGGAGTTGATGAACGACGCGGACGATCTCAGCCTGTATGGCACGCTGGTCTTTACCGGCGTGTTGACGGCCAACTGTACGGTGATCGTGCCCGCACGAGCCCGTATCCTGATCCTGGATAACCGGACCACCGGGAGCTTTACCCTGACCGTCAAAACGGCGTCTGGGACGGGCGTGGTGGTCCCCCAGGGTGTCAGGGCGCATACCTACTCGGACGGGCTCAACGTCTATCTGGTCAGTGACTCGGCCTCAGCCGGTGCGGCACTCCCCGTGGCCTCGGAGTCGGTGGCCGGGATTACGCGTTACGGCACCGCCGCGGAGACGAGTACCGGCCTGCTCAGTACCGTGGCGGTGCATCCGGCCGGGCTCAAAACGGTGCTCGATGCCTTACCACCTGCGCCAGCGGCGACCACCAGCGTGGCGGGGATTGCGCCACTGGCGACCCCCGCCGAGGGCTTGACCGGGACCAACAATACCAAGATCGTCACGTCGGCTGTGATGCAGGCCAAAATTAACGCGATCCCTGCGGCCACAGACACCGTGCTGGGACTGAGTGAACGCGCCACGCCCACGGAAGCCATCGCGGGCACCGATCCCTCGCGCTTTATTACGCCGGCCACGCTCAAAGCCGTCGTGGATACGCTGCCGGTCACGCCGGTTATTGGCGCCGCGTATAGCCTGTTACGCATCCCCAGCGGCGGCAGTGGGCAGGAAGCCAGCCCGAGCACGGTGAACGCTGCGGGGGAACTCACCGTCCGGGCGAGCGGGGCAGGACCAAGCCTCACGGTGGTGAGCGAACATACCGCCGGCACGGGCACGTTCCAGCACGAGGCGTATTTCCCGTCCAACAATACCACCATGTCCCTCACCGCGCAGCGCGCCGCAGGGAGCGCCGCCGTCCCGGTACGCCTGACGGCGGCGCAAGGCCAAACCCTGTGGACCCTGTTTATCCAGGGCTACCTGCGCAATAGCAGCGATACGGCGGACGCCTGGGTGACGATGGGGCGCGTCAGTGGTGGGGTCGATAGCATGGATGCGCAAGGACGGGCGGGTGGGTATTTGTCCCTCATGACTGCCCCGGCAGGATCGAACCCGGCCCAGGAGCGGCTGCGCATGGACCAGGCAGGCAATCTGAACGTCGGCGGCGGCAGTACCGTGACCGGCCTGAGTGCCGGACTCACCATCAACCAGGGCACGGCTGCTGGCAGCGTGAAGGCCAATGCGGTGCAAGTGTGGGCGGCGGATCGCAATGCGCTGGCCGGGCAAATGAGCCTGCATGTGCTTACCGAAGGGGGGACGAAGCACGTCATCGGGGACATGCTCGGGGCCGGGACCTGGGGCGATGTCTCCCTGGGGTCAGGGGCCTTTTTCCAGGCCCTGAGCGTCAAGGGCTCGGCCTTGTTCGTCGGGGATTCGAGCGTCCAGGAACGTGCTGTCGCGGCTATCACCGCGTCATTCCCCACGTCCACGGACGCCACCCGGAAAGGCCGCGTCGTCTTTTCGGCCTATGATGCCGTGGCGGGGAGAGAGTTCTTGCGCGGCGAGGCGAGCGGCACGGCGTCGATGCTGAGCTTTCACGGGGTTGCCGCCGTGCTGCGTCAGACCATCAATGCCGCAGCGACCGACACCACGACCACCCAGGCGCTGGTGAACACGATTCGCACCGCCCTGATCAATTACGGATTGTGCGTGTAAACATCAAAGGAGCTTCTCTATGGCCGTGGATGCCGACTGGATTACGCGCTATCGCCAGGCAACGACCTCCTGGCTCAATGCTCTGGACATGCTCCTGGCCCTCAAGGGCCAGTATGTGGCCCTGGACTATGGAAACTCACTCACCCAGGAAGACCTGACCGGCGCCAACGCCGACATCGCCAAAGAGGACATCGTGGCGGGGGTCGGGAGCGTTGACGCGATCAACCAACACTTCCTCGCCGGCTTTCACAACTCGAACCTGTATAAGCTCATCGTCTGAGGGAGACGAGCCATGCACGACACGCTCCCGCCTCCAGACACGACGTTTCTGCTGCCAGAAGTGGACCTGTTGCGGCTCAAATTGACGTCCTCTCCATCCAACCTACGGTCTGGATGGAGATTCCTGAAGCAGCGTCGCACGTCCGCGACGGAGATGAATATGTGCGCTATTGATGTCGCGATGATGCGTCACACCACAGCGGCTACACGTCCATACTCTTACGCCCAGTTGCCTCAGTCCACTCGGGCCGGTGACCTGGTCACAGACCGAGCACGTACAACTGGACCGGAACTCGGAGACCTCCACGTACTGCGCTCCAAGCCGCAAGGCTTTGTATCGCAAGAGCGAGCGGGTGATGCCCCAGGCCGCATCATAGGTCGAGCGAGCAAAACGGGTTGTGACGAGTTTCACACTGGACACATTGCCGACAGCGATCAGACGGGACGCCCTGGCAATGGCGGTCGTGACCTTATGCGTCCAGTCCTTCCGCACGTTGGCGATCTTGGCATGGAGAGCTTTGACACGCCGTTTCTTCCGGGCTCTCTGGGCCTGAGCCAACGGCTTCGCATAGTGCCGCGTGATATTGGCGCGGGAGAGCGGCTCCGGCAGATGCGTGCAGGCGATCTGGTCCTTCAGTCCCAGGTCAATGCCCACTTCCGCAGGCGCAGGCGGCCCCTGGATGTCTGGCACCTCACACTGGAAGCTGACGTACCACCTGCCGCGACTATCCTGGGTGAAGCTGCCCGTTTTGACGGTGCCGACGATGGGCCGGGACAGCCACAGCCGGAAGCGATACCCGCAGTAGGTCACGGTTGGCCCATCGAGACGGATGTAGGCGGCTTTGAACGGTATCCACCCCAGCGAGCGCTTGCGACTGCGCCACTTGAGCTTGATCTTTTTGAACTGGCGACGCCGCGTGACGTACTCGGTACAGACTTGTTGAATGGTATCGGCAGAGAGCCGCAAGTCTTTCGAGGTGCCAGCGGTGAGTTTGTGCAAGTCGTAGGCAGACAGAAAGGTTTTGTTGCGCCGAAAGGCTTTCAGGCTGACGTCGTTGCAATAGTTCCAGACGTAGTTGATCGCCGCAGACATCTGCAGGAGATGCTTGCGCGATACGGAGTCTTTGATGCGATAGTTATACGTCAGCATGCTCATACCATAATTGTACTAAATCGTTCAGTGTTGGTACCAGAGAAGTTGGAGGATGTTGCTGCGCTGCAGCAACCTTTCTTTCCCCTCCCGCTAAGCACTTCGTGCTCTAGCAGGAGCACCCAGAAAGGGCTTTAGGTGGCGCATCCTGACCCCGAGCCGCCTCCTGACTCGCCCCGCGTGCACCATGCCCGTGGCTGGCTGAGCATCCTCATGCCCATGGCGGAGCGTGGCGGCCCCGTGCTCTCGATCTTGTTGGGCATCTTGCTGGTGGTGGTCACCTGGCATCTGCATGGCGAAGTGCGGCGGCTCAGGGACTTTACGTTACACATTCTCGAACGCCTCGTGGCCTGTCAGGCGGAGTTGGCGCGGCACTGTCCCGCCGATCCCGACCGGGAGGGACGCTGATGGGAGAGGGGCTGAGCGATGAGGATATCGCCCGCATCGTGCTGGAGGTGGACCTGGACACGATCCCGAATGCGGTGCTGCGCCGCCTGATTGAGGAGGTGCGCAACGAGGATATCGAGACGATTCAGGGCTACAATCGCACGCATAACCGGCACAATCGCAGCAGCGAAAATCCTGCATGGCGCTATAACCGCTCACATAATCGACATAATCGAGGGATATAAAGGAGCGCAGTATGCCTAGACGCCGCGTGACCCTGACGAGCCTGCTCATGTGTGCAGCGCTGTTGCTCTCTTCCGCGCTCGCCTGC